CTCCAACCTGTTCTTTGTTTTTGTAAGCATTAAGTTTGTCTACAATGTAATCTTTATTTTGCCCTGCTAATTTAGGGAATACACTCATGCCTTGGCCTTCTTGTCCATGACACCCTGCACATCCAGTCCATACACTTCTAATATCACTAAATATATCTCCTGCGGCTAAGGCCTGTTTTGCTCTCAGTATATCCACTGATGTTCCGTTAACTCTTACATACTCTTCGTAGCATTCTCCGTAACATGAACTATTACTGCTATAACCTGTGTACTCTAACGTTGGGTGGATTTTGAATGCAAAGAAACCAAAGATTACAAAGCAACCTAATAAAACCATTCCTAATTCTTTCATTATTTACTTGCGTCTACTAAGGCTTTATATTCTGTAAAGCCTCCTATTTTTTCACCATCTACAATAATTTGTGGGAATGTTCTTGCACCAGGAAATGTTTCCATAAGTGTTTCTCTATCAAAATCCTCATCGAGCATTTTGTATGTTAAATCATGTCCTTCTCTTTCTGCAAGAGATTTTGCTTGTACACAAAAGGGACATTGTTGTTTGCTAAAAATTTCTACTTTCATATCTTTATTTATTATTATTTTATAATGTTATATTTAATTTACTGGTAATTAAGTCCGTTTCGCTTTCAAAACTAATTACTAGTGTTTGATCTCTATACCAATCTTCTTTTTCATACTGCATATTTCTATGAGGAATAAAATGCCAACCAAATCTTTTCTCACATAGTTCTACCATAAGGTCTTTAGCACTCATAGGTAGACCATAAACGTGAGTGTGCCATTGATGCTTATAAATTTTATTATAACCATCTCCGTTGAGTGGTTTAGAATTGTCCACCATCTAGATCAACCTTACCAACCGTATCTTTATTTTGCGATTGATCATTGTTTTCAAGTATATCTAATAACCATTTGGCATTAAGGACCACATCAGTCTGGTCCTTTTCTATGAGATTTCTTAAATGTAATCTAAGTTTCTCAGTTTCCGTCATTAGTTCTTTTTTCTTTATTAAGTTTGCTATTGGCTTGCCTACATTCTATTTCAGTTTTAAATGGACCTGCATAACCATAATTTACTAATGTAGAATACTTAGGACCATGACTGTGTTTCCAACCCTTTTCAAAATTTATACAGTACCATCCAGCCGCATAGTAAACATCACTATCTGGTGTTTTTGTATATAGTGGAACATTTTCATCATAATCAACATGATTTGTATCTAAAGGATATGGTGTTTCATAATCTATTAAATGACCTTTTATATAGAATGCATCTTCTTGTATGGGAGAAACTTTAGTCTGCTCTTCAAATATAGATGTGTTACCAAAATGCTGTCCAACATCTGCTTCATCATCAAACTTTAAAATAGACTTACCATTTAAATAAAAATAATGATCCTGTACATCTTTATTTAAGATACCAATTTTTCTAGGACCTTGTCTTACTAACCATGCTACATCAGATACCTGTTGTAGATGTGCCTTTGATTTCTTTGTTTGCTTCTTTACCATGCAATATTCTCCTTGTTTCCATAGTCTTGATCTTTACCAACAACAACTCCGCCTACGGAATAAAGTTGTTTATTGGGTTCTCCTTTGGCATTTTTAAATGCTTCAGGACAAACATCTGTTCTCATTTGCCTATATACTTTGTCCTGATCTGGGCTAGTATATATCCAACGAGGATTTTTAGGCCAGTCTAAACAAATACGTTTAATCGCTTCTTCTACTGGATCAGGCTTGCCCATTTAAGAACTCCGCATAATCACCTGGATTCTGACTCATTCTTTCTAGATTCCATTTAGCACAAAACTTCATAAAATACACGCCTACTTGTTGCTTTGTATCTTTAGTCTTTGCGTTTTCTATAATCGCTTTACTCTCTACCTTAACTTCATCAGGTTGTTTAGTAAGGTCTATAAGAATTTTATTGCGTTCAAAGTCATCACGAACTCTATGCTCTTGTTCTTCGTGATCAACCCAACGTTGTAACATAAAGTTATTAAAGTTAAAGCCGCCAGTATGTCTATCGTTGTATGCCTCTGTGATGCCTGTTTTGTTCTTAGTGCCCTTTAGTCTAGCACCTGGATATGCACTAAACACATTATCAGCACTATCACCTCTAACACACTTCTCAAACAATACCCATTCAGGAATAATTGGTGTCTTTACTTCTTTAGTCTTTTTATCAATAACCCATTCGCCTGTCTTAGCATTTTTAAAGCCTTCTAAACTAACTATTTGATCAGTTGTACCATTATACTGTATTACATTGTCTGCTAATAATTGATAGAAGTCACTATCTGTACTTATAATTACATGCTTATCTTCTGGATGTTGCTGTATCCATGTAGCAATCAAGTCATCTGCTTCTGCATTAGATTGTTGAATAACACTTACATTTGTGCGTTCTTCTAAAAACTTAGTAAGATCGTTATAAGACTCAAAAAATAATTCGTCATCTTCTTGTTCTCTAACACTACGTTTATCCATTAAAACTTTTCTATTAGCCTTATAAGGAGGATAAAAGTCTTTACGCCAAGAGCGACCTTCTAAACACATAACAACATGATCACCATCAAAGTCGTTCCATACTTTCTTTATGCTGTTGAACATAATATGCATAGCCATTCCAACTCGCATATCTATATCTTTACCACCGCCTACATGTTTAGCACGGAAGAACATGTTTAAACTATCTACTAAAATATATGTTTTCATTCGTTTCCTAAGTTATCATTTATTATAGCATCAAAAGGCGATTCTTTCAAGTCCTTTTCACGTTTTTTTTCAAAATTTCTTTTTAAGTCATAAGTTAAAAATTTAGAATAATTTTCTAAAATATAATTAATTTCTTGGGGTGTCATTTCTTCTATTGCTTCAGCAATAACTTTATCTAAGGATTTAGATAAAAGGCCTAATTTAACTTTTGCTTGAACTTCAATCTTTGTCTGATCCATCTTCTTCTTGTACTTTTACATTTACAACATCATTAGTATTATTTGGAGTCCTTGCTTCTTGTAAACCATAATCTTGATCAGCCATCTCTTGTACTAATACGGTTCTACATACATCATTAAACCATTTGTTTACTACTGCTTCATCGCTTTCGCCTGTGTAACCGTTATCAGATAAAAATGCTACAAATTCCTCGTTCCAATCAAGTTCCATATATCCTGCTTTTGCATTCTCTGGGTTAACTTCTAACTTCATTACATTAACATAAGGTTCTTTTTTAAGAGTAGCAACTTCTTTTTCGTATTCATATCTACCAATCTTTCCATTATTAAAATCTATTTCAAGTTGGGATAATGTTTTCTCTTCTTCAGTATTAGCATTTATTTCTGCTAATGCTTTTTCTAATTCTTCTCCGTCATAGTAATATTCTGCTTCTGCTATTGCACGAGTCTTACCTTTAAGACCCCAACTAGCAGGCATCATACTAAATGGTAATTTAGTTTTCTTCGCCATTATCTTCCTCCTCAAGGACTTCATAAATTGCTTTTATTCTACAAGGCATTCCTACTTGTCCAAAACTAATTGGGATAAAGGAATCTCCTTTTCTTAATATAACATTATATTTGCTTAAAGAACTTTCACTTCTAAATCCTAAATTATTTGCAAATCCTAATTCAAAACAATTATTAAAAAAATGTACTTCTACATTTTGGTTCTTTAATTTTAAATTTAATGTATTATTTTCTTTATTGTAAGAACTACCTCTAATATTATCTACTCTAATACCATCAATTTCTGTATCTGATTTATGAATTGCATGGCCATCAAATGTATGTCCTACAATTTCTTCATCTGCTTTTGTTTCATATGCTACTAGCATAAAAAACATTACCATTGCTGTAATTAATAATGGGCTCATATTTTTTATAAAGTTTTTATCGTGTTCATTCATAATATCTCCTAAGTCCCCCAAGCATTACCAAATAAGTTTATATGTAATCTGGGACTAAATTTGTAACCTGTATTCATACAGATTTCTGCTACATCTTTTTCTGTTAGTGTTTGTTGCTCTAGTGTAGCACCCTCGGGCATTAAAAACACACTATCAATTTGTACACCTGCTTTTTTATATGCTGACACAAATGTATCTACATCTGGCAAACATAGTTCATCACGTACTACAAATTTATTATATAAGAAACTGTTTGTTACTTCATTCATTGTTAGTAATTGTTCTGGCATCAGAGTGTCTTCTAATGTTTCTCCACTTATAGATAGTTTAGGACTTGTACTCCAAGTAACATGCAAGTCAGTTGCTTCGTTATTAAAGTAATCTCTTAATTCAGGAGTTACTGCTTTGGAACCATTAGTTTCAAATGTAACATTTCTCAGTCCTACTTCTCTACACATTTCAAGAAGTTCTGGCCAAACACGTTGCCACCCTAGTAGCGGTTCACCACCTGTGATCACCAGATGAATGTCTTCACCGTGTTTGCCAGTGAAAGTGCCTTCTGGTATCAAAGAAGTGATGTGATCAAACACTTCATCTGCAGACTTAGTCATCTGCAAATGCTTATATTTCTTTGACCAACTGGCACTTGAGTCACAACCAATAGGTGTGACGGGTAACTCTTCTATGCTTTTATAAGCATCTGGATGATTCTTATCTGCCTTAGGATCTAAAACATAAGGCATTTCTGTAGTTGCTATTAGGTTGCCTCGCTCTTGTCCAAAGCCTGCACATTCAAAATTACAACCAAAAGTTCTTAAGAACAAAGAAGGAACGCCTACAAATCTACCCTCTCCTTGTACAGAGTAAAATGCTTCGCTATACCTTAACTTGGCTTGTTTTTTAGTCCTTTCCATCCTGTTCTTTTAATAAATTATACATTTCATCGTTAGTAAGTGTATCACCAATAGCATTATCTATTGCTCTATGAATTACTACATGTACGTCACTTTCTTCAAAAGTAGTAACACCTTGTGTTAAATCACCATAAACTTCTGCGGCAAGTTTAATAAAACCTTTATCAAATAATTTATTAAAGTTATTTGATTCAGGCAAAAATATTTTACCAAATTGTATTACTTTGATAAAGAATATATCTGATATTTGTACAGTTTCTAAATTAATATTTTGTCTATCTTGAGAAGTATTTGAAACTTTTAAATGTACGCCTCTACCTATTCTATCTATATCTGCTATTGCATCTATACATTCCCAAACTTCTGATATATTAACAGGAAAACGCCTTGTAATAAAATCTATGTCATTTCTTGCACAGACACTATCTGTAATGTCTCTTATTAAGACTGCTCTTTTACCAACTACTAAATGGTTATTTCTACTCGCTATCATTATTTATTTACTTGCGTATTCTTGCTGTAATTTAATATTATCAAAAAACTCTTTCTTTGTACTAGGGTCATCAAAAAACGAACCTTCTAATACAGTTGTTTGTGTTAAACTGCTATGTGCCATAACACCTCTATGCTCTACGCAACCATGTGTTGCTTGTATATAAACACCGAGATTCTTACTGCCTGTTGCCTTCATTATCTCTTTAGAGATATCATTTGCAAGTTCTTCTTGCAATGTACCTCGTCTTGCACACCATTGTGCAATTCTTGTGTACTTACTTAGTCCAATTAGTGTTTCTCCTGCAATAATACCAATATATGCAGTACCTTTTACAGGCTGATGATGATGTGAACACATACTAATAAGTTCACTTCTAACTACCAACATACCCTTATAGCCTTCTTCTATATCATTAGGAAATGCTGTAGCATTAGGCATGTCATTGTATCTGCCCCACATAAGTTCATTTACATACATTTTTGCAAGACGCCTTGCTGTACCTTGACTGTTAGGGTCGTTAAATCTATCAATAATAAGTGTATCTAGGATACCTTCAAAATGAGGAATAAGTTCTTCTATAAGTTGTTGATCGTCGCCTTCTTCCATAAATTCTGCAACATTATCACTTGCCCAATACTTATGTCCAGCATCCTTAATTCTTTTTGTTATTTTTTCACTAATCTTCATTTTTCATTTCCCCAATTCTAATCTTTAACTCTTCTATTTCTCTTTTAAGAGTAAGTTTTTCCAACTTCTCCTGCCTAATTTTATCATCACTATCATGATGTTCCCAATGTCTTGTAATTTTTTCGTCTAACTCCCTATGTATTTCTTCTAGGTGTTTTAAATGATTACTAAGACTTTGTAATGTACTCATTATCTTCTGTTAATATTCCTTGTTCCCAATTTTCACAAACATCATTGGCATAGTGTATGCTTTTATCTCTTACATCTACTGTACCAAATTGTTCATAGTTTTTCCATAAAAGAACAACGTACCCGTTGTCCTCAAATATTTCTGCTTTCTTATGAACTTTCATTTCTTCATGTTCTCCTGTAAATCCACCGCACATTATTTCCACCATTCTTCATATGGGAAGACTATCCATCTTTCTTCCTCTGGAGTAACAATTTTTCCTGCATAACTAACTTTACTAAATTTACTACTCTCTTTATCGTATAGTGTAGCATACTTTATACCTTCATGCAAGTGAAACATATTATTATTTTCCTCGACATCAAATTTATTTACTACATCATCTATTGCTGTAAGTGTCTCGCCTGAATCGTTTATATCATCTATAATTAAAATATCATCACTACTGTATTTAGACAAAATAGTTTCTAACCTAGTAGATTCTTTGATCATGCCGTGATCACGAGTAGTCCATTCAAAGCCATGAAAAGGAACATTATAGTAATGACTAAGCATTACTCCTATTGGATATCCTCCTCTACCGGGACCTAATATAACATCAGGACTAAATTCATCTAATGCTACTTGACGTGTTATCTCGGATAAGTAAGATTGTAAGATGTCCCACGACTGATATTCTTTCATTATTTTTTAATCTTAGTCTTATGATATTCTATTTCATCTCTAACTATATCTTCTATAGTATGTGAAGATTCCCAACCAAACTCTTCCCATGCTTTGGCAATGTTGGCTGAAGTTTTTGCAGGATCGCCTTCTCTTTTAGGCCCATATTCTACATCAACAGTAACTTCTAATTGTTTTTCAACTTCTGTAATAACTTCTTTTATACTGTTAGATGAACCTGCACCAATATTAAATGAGCCGCCTTTACCACCATCAAATAGATAGTTTAATGCGGCCATGTGTGCTGTTGCAATATCAACAACGTGAGTATAATCTCTCATACATGTTCCATCTGGTGTATCATAATCATCACCATTACAAACAAATGTTTCTCCTTTTAATGCTTTTTCAACAAGTATAGGAATCATATGCTCCTTTGGATCTAATTGATATCCAAGTCCTTCATAACTACCTGCCGCATTAAAATATCTTAATGCAGTATAACTGAAGTCTTCATATGCTTTAGCAAAATCTTCTAATACATGTTCAACCATTAGTTTACTTTTACCATATGGTGTTAAAGGATTGGTTGGATCTATTTCTGAATTTAATAACATATCAGAATTACCATATACTGAACTAGTGCTACTAAACACAACATGCTTTACTCCAGATGAAACACATTCATCTAATAACATAATACTATTAGCAACATTATTGAAATATGTTTCTGCAGGATTACCTACACTTTTAGGAACACTATGGTTAGCCGCCAAATGTATTACAGCATCAGGCTTTGTTAATTCTAAAACACCTTTAAGTTGATTATTTGCTATATCAAAAGGATATTGTGTAACACCCTCAAGACTCCTTTTCACTCTGTCAACGTTAATTACGTTGTATCCAGACTGTTGTAATAATGTACAGGTAACACTTCCTATGAAGCCGCTACCGCCTGTTACTAATATTGTTTTCTGTTCACTCATATTTTGCTCTGGCTACATGCCTTCTAAATAAATTATCATTACGTGATAATTGTTCACCAGTACCAAGCATGGCGTCTAAAGTTCTATCTATAGTACCATCCTGATAATCTGATATCTTACCTATATTATACTTTGAAACGTCTTCATTGTCAATAGCAGATGTCATCTTTTGTAACTTCTCTATTGCGTCTTCTAGACTCCAAGGTACATATAAGTGGTTTCCGTTATTAGCAAATACTTCTGGAAAACTTCTATATGCTGGATATAGTGTAAGTGTACCAAATGTATCTGCTTCACTAACAGTATTGCTTACCCAGTCTTGTAATGCACAATTAAATAATACTTTACTGTTTGCTAACAGTTCATAATAATCGTTCTTTTTCAAGCCTGTGTAAATTTTAAAATTTGCTTTACGGTCTGGCCATCCACTGTTGTTTTCGCCACCTTGTAATGCAAGAGCACGTTCTACATACTCTGGATCATTACTTTTAAGTTCAGGGTGTCCACAAAATATTGCAAACTCCATTGTAGGATCTATTTTGTAATATGCTTCTGCTAAATCCATGTAGAAGTGCGGTTGTTTCTCATCGTCCCAACGAGCCGCAAATCCTACTCTATTTGCTCTTTCCTTTAAGGGTACGTTGCTATCGATTCTACCTCTTACTTCTTCTTTACCATAAGGTAAACCAGTAACATATATAGGCGACTTGATACCAGCAATTCTTAAATGTGCAACAAACTCTTCTGAAGCAACCATTATACCATCAACGAATTGATCAAGCATTTCTTCATACTTTCTCATCCAGTCAAACATGCCTTCTCTTATTAAGAAGTCATCTGGATCTGTAGTTTGTGCTAAAAATCTAACATAGACTTTAGGCCTAAACTCTGGGGGACTTTGATCCATAATATAAGGCAAACATTCTAAACCAGGAGTAAACATGTCCTCATAAAAGATAACATCATCAGATGTAATCTCTCCATTCTTCATCTTTTGTATTAAAGACATTGTTTGTGAAAGACTATAGTAAGTTCTACCATGGGCATCAAGAACACTACCTGTTACTATTGCTTTAGAGTTATCTAACTCCTCACCAGTAATAATTTCGTAGTCTATATCTCTCTTGCCAAATACTCTTTCGTTCCAGTCTTGCAACTGTAATGTGTATCTTGCTTCATAACTTTCAAGACCCATATAGTATAATTTACGCATTATCTTCTCCTAATTCTCCATAATCAACCACATCAGTAATTTCATCATCTAGATCTTGAGCATAGTCTTGCTTTTGATCTGCTTCTTCCTTACTAATTTTTTTAGGTTGCTTCTTTTCCTCTGTCATTACATTGAGTTCTTTTTATCTTGGATTTCGCCTCTTCTAGTTTTACAAAGTTTAGAAATTTCCATTAGTGCCTTTCTTGCTCTAGCGGCTGATGCCTTGACACCGTTAATTTCAAATTTGTCTTGCTCTGCTTGATATTCTTCAAATAGTGCCTTAAGTTTTAAATGATTTTCCATCTGTTTTTCTCCTTTATTTTAAACTATCAAATACATCTGCTATTGCATCTGTATCATCAAAACTTGGACCATCGCCATCTATATAGACAGGATACTCCATTTCACAGCCGTTCTCATTATCCTCGGCCACTGAAACTTTTAACCAACGTCCAGGATACTTATTGCGTATCTCTTCTGCTAGTTCATCTGCGATCATCTCGCATGATTTGTTATTAAGTTGGATTACATCTTCTTTGTATAAGTTCTCCAACCATCTCTTAAATTGTATAAATTCTATATCCCTATCATCATGGAATACTTCTATCCACACTTTAAAGTGGAATATGTGTCTGTGTTTATATCCTAAAAAGGATACATCATACTCATCTCCTGTCGCTGTAGCAGGGTTTGTGTCTGCTCCAGGATAAAAATGTATGCCTTCTTTACTAAATGTTACCCAAATACTTCTCACTACCAACCTCCGTCAATTGTTTCCATTACTTCATTCATATGACCTAACAGTTGTGTGATAGGTTCATCGTAGTCACCAATCTCATAGTCAACGTCATCTTGTTCTTTAAACATTGCTTTTATTTGATCACCATACTGAACAACCTGTTCAAGTTGTTCTCTCATCTCATCTGATATTGCCATTATGATCCAAATCCTAATTGTCCTTTTATCCAGTCATTAAATGACTCTTCTACTTCTTGTTCCTGTTCTTGTTCCTTGGCACGTTCTAAGTCTGCCCAACCACTTTCTATATGCATTCCTGCAGGTTTCATACTATTACCTCTATAGTTATATTAACATATTCTAACATTTTGTCAACTCTAAAAAAGGTAACTCTTCTGGAAGTTCCCAATCACCTTTATATACATATCTGCCCTCAGCAGTTGTGTCTTCTATATCTCTTTCTAATGTAACAATCTGCCCAGGATAGTTCTTAAATACCTTTTCTATAATATTAAGATACTTTTTATAATGTTCAAAGTTTTCATTAAGTATTTCATTACTTAAATCTCCTTTGTATGTGTACATTAATTTTTTATCTGGTAATCCATTTATAAATCTAACTGATCTGCTTACTATTTGTTCTTTTTTATTTTCTCTTTGCAAATAGAATATTTTATCTGCAACCTCACATAATTTATAGCAATAATTTAAAATAAGATCTATACTTAGTAAATGTAAATGATCTGGAAATAATTTTGCTATGCAATTTTTAGATTCTGTAAAACGTTTTATTTGAAATTGTGCTAATTGTTCTGTATAATGTAATGCAGAATTTTCCTCACAGAAAATATTCCATTCCTCCTTATCAATAATATTTTTAGAAAGTTTCTTTTTAAAAGTACGTTCGTTTAATATTTCACCAAAATTAAAATCATATTTCATACGTTTACAAAGATTACTTTTAAATTCTGAAGAGCCTGTTGAAGGTGTAGCAAATATTAATGTTCTCATTTATACACCATATTTGGCATTACCTCTTAATGCAAAATAGAGTCCACCTACATATAAACTTACATGTAAATAGTCTCTCCAAATGACGTCCCATAAACTATTAGGTGCCATTAACCATATAACACCAGTAACCACACAGGTCATTGTAATAGCACTAAACCTAGTAATTAAGTCTCCTATGTTCCATGCAACTGATCTCCAAAAGTTACTTAACCATCTGTGCCAAGGAACAATACCTATAACACCACCAACTAGCAGTCCTATGGCTGAACCTATTTCTCCCCAAGTTACGAACCACCATACTATGTATGGCAAGTTCCACATCTCTGCAACTGCACCATCAACAGGATACTTACTAAGTCCTTGTTGTAAGAACATTACACTTAATGGTATTCTCAAAAAGAATGTGGCTAAGGGCGCCTCTACTTTTGGTATCTTCATTTATTGTCCTTTAAGGCCTTTTCTCTACTAAGACCCATTTCTTTTAATTCTTCTTCTATTTCGTAATCGTAATACTTTCCAGTAATCTTTCTTAACTTATTGCGTTCTGATAATATTACAGAACTAACCCAGCAACCATAAGCCATAAAGATTAAAAGTAATACTATAAATGTTGTATGTAAAAAATCTATCATTTAGGCTCCATTAATATATCGTGTCTTTCTCGTAATGCATCTTCTTCTATTTCCTCTTCAGTGACATCACACCAATTGCAAGGTTCTCCTTTTTTAGTGCCTGTCCAACCTGATTCTTTGCAATTATGTAACCACATAGAAGGATCTATAATCTTAGCCATTAGAGATCTTCAAAATATTCTTCTAACTCCTCAGGTAAAACTGCACCAGTTTTTAAAAAGAATTTAAATAGTTTTTCTAACACCTCTTCTAACTGTTCTACTGTTTCCATATCAGAAGAAAGTTTTAAAGATGTTTCTATTCCATCTTCGTCCTTACATTTTATTTCATAAAGATTCATTTTACTGGCTTATCGCCCCCATCAGTATATTTAGACCAAGGAATAAAATGTTCTTTATCTAATACATCTTGTAATTGCATTGACCATGTACCTTCATTTGTTTTATCAAATCCTTTATCAGCAACCTTAAATGCTGTATTGAAATTATATTTAGACGAATTAGGTAAAATAGCAACTATAACAGGTATAAAATTACTAAATTCATGTAAGCCCATTTTATAGATATCTTCTGCATATTTTACTGCAAACTCTAATGTTACCTTTACACCATTTTCTAATACATGTAAAAGTAGTTCTTCCCATAATTTCCACTGGTCAAATCTCTCAGGATCAAAGTAACATATATGTATATGTGTACACTTTTCATTTAATGCTCTACTAAGAATTTCTTCTACAGGTTGATACCCTGCTACAAACAATGTAATTTCTCCATGTGCAACCGTATTGTCTACTTCTTTTCCTACAAAGAATTTTACATCATTAAAATTAGGTTTATCCTTCACCGTCAAATTCTCCTGTCATTATTTCATGATTCATATCATCATCTCTATCGCCTTCAATATATTCTTCTTGTTCAAAGAAACTACCAAAGGAATTACTCTTACCTGCTTGCCAACCGTTCTGTGTAATTTCATCTAAGAATAGTTTGTTATCCTCTAACATTTTATATGGATTTGGATTTGCAGGATCTAAAAGTTCTTCTACAAATTTATCAAACATTAATATAATACCTGGTACATGAGGGCTTCTTTCATTTGTACTAGAAGTCTTTTTCTCACCAGTTCTATATTCTTTCCAATCACATACTGTTCTATGTTTTTCTACATCAGCAAGTCTATTTGCTTCTATAAATGCTTCTATATGATTATGTACACTATGACCCATGTACAAACTGTAACTTAATGTGTCCCAACTAGTTCTAGATTCTTTACCTGCTTTATTAAGATCTCCGTGCCCTTGCACACAAATATCACCTACTGTTAGTCTATCCATAATAGGTCCTTTAAACGGCATTGGTAAGGTTGAACCTTTAAGATCTTTATTATCTATAGCCTTATCCATAAAGTATCCAAAACGTTTCTTATCAAAGAAGTTGTAAGTATATGTTTGCCCATATGCTGTATTAACAAAAGGAGAAGCCGCATCGTAACTTACTTGTATATTAGGACTATCATGTTTTCTTAATTGTCTTTGTATGCTTGTTAAGTAACAACCCCAATGTAGTTTACCTGTACCTAAACAATGTATCCAACCTTTACCTTCTAATAAACCTTTTTCACGAAGTTGTAAAAGCCTTTTAAGTAATTGTTCCATCTGCCCAATGTTTATACCTGCCATTGCATAACCTTCTAGTGTTCTTGCTTCGTCACCATAATGTTCTTTCACAAATGCTGGATCACTAAACGGAGTTACTAGATCAAACCATTCTTGTGCCGAGGCATCATCTGCTCCACTAAGAACATTAAGAAACTTAGTTGCACCTGGCACTCTATTCTTAACAAAGTAATCCAAGTTATACATACTCATATCAATTGTTTCTTTAACGTCTGTAAGTCCTGTCTTTTTATTATAGGGAGGTATGGCCGCAAATGCTGGAAAGTCTAATGTCATACTCCAGTCTGCTGTATATTCTAACCAACGCAACATCTTCTCACATAGAGCCTCTCTGGCCTTGCTATCAGGCTTAATTGCATCTTCCCAGTCTAACTTTATAACACCCTTAGCAATCTGAAATCCGCCTGAATCTCCTAATATAACTGTTTTACTTCTATCACGTTTTTGTATCATACGTTCGTGTATATCAGTTTTATCTAAGTCTAATTGAGCATGACCGGCTGAGTATAAACCATAAGGATAATAGTAATAACCTTTTTCTTCATCTAAGAAATTAAGACCTTGTAGACCATTTTCAAATCCTTCTGGACATCTCATAGTGTCTACTTCATCTTCATACTTTGCTAATTGCCTAGTATAAAAGGCACTAATAGCCGGTAAGTATAATGCGTAGTCTTCTATTTTCTTATTAAAATTCATAATTAACTCTTTGCTGGAAGTAAGTAAGTATATTTCGCTATTCCTGAATCTACTATTATTTGTAATAGTCCTTCATCATTTATGCTCATTACAACATTACTTGAATCACTTAATCTTAGTATTCTTAATACAATATCAAGCGGCCATCTCCAGTCTTTAGTTATAGTTCCATCAATGTCGTTGCTAATAAGAATCTTAGTTCTATCACTAACACCATCTCCTATGTGGAAATATAATTCAGTACCATCTGTTTTAGGACTAAAGTTTGCTTCATATGTGCCTAGCACACTATTAAAATATGCTAAGTCAGATAAATTCTTTTTAGTAGGAACAATGTTTACATCAAACTCTGCACCTTTAAACTTAATACTTTTTAATTGTTGATTAATAACATCTGCTAACATAAATCTATAATTAGCATCATTACCTTCTTTACTTACAAAAGATACCTCAACAGGCACCTCATCACCATTACGTTCCTGTGTAACTACTTTGATTGTAGCATCTTCATCATCAAAACCAGGATATTGTAAGTAACCTTGTAGAACACCCATTCTGCTAAGTCCAACAGTTGAGTCTACAAAATCTGGAACAGGGTTATGTGTTTCACCTTTAAAGATAACAGTTTTATCTGCATCTACAGTTTCCACAGTAGTTTTATCAACCTCTCCAGTTATTTTTACCATTTCAAAAATGCCTAAGCCATGTGTGTGCTTTAGAACATCTTTAAATACATCTTTTATTGCCATAATTATTCTCCGAGATATACTCTATTATACATTACTATTTAGAAAAGTCAATAACATTTTCACCATTTTTTTAGATTAAAATTCAAAAAACGTAGACAAAGTCTTACTTTGTGTAGTTTTATCTAAGTCAAATCCCATAGGACCAATTACATTTTTTATCTTTTTATCTAATATTGTTTCTTCCATTGCTTCTTCATCAAAAGGCAACTCTTTGAACCACTTGGGTAAGTTGAGTTCATCTGTTGGATAGGCTACACTTGTATAACCCATTGGATTGTTTTTAAGTTTACATACTATTACTTTCATGCTATCTGTAATAGGCAAACTATAACTATCACTATTTGCTTTTTTTAAGTTATTCCAGTTTACACTTGCTCTAACATGTCCTGGTATCATTGAATTCTTGCCTTCGTTCTCTAATGCTTCTAATTTATGTAATCTATGACTAGTGGCAACTTTTGCCTGTGCGTTCATCTTTTGTGTGTACATAGTTACATTGTTTGCTCTTTTAGGAGTTCCCTTTTCCCAGGCAGGCAAATTTTTAAAGTATTCCTTAAAGTCTATTATTTTATTAAGTACATCACTTTCTGTTTTACCATCTAAACAATCAAACAAAACATCTTCTAAAAAGTCCTGTATAAACTCAGGAGTATCAGAACGTTTGATTTCTAAACCCATTGCTTTTAATTTGCCGCCTTCAGGCTGATAACCTTCTATATCTAAACAAAGTATTGCATATCTTTTCTTAGTTAAGAACAAGCCAGACTTGCCTACTACTTCTCTACCAGCAATCATTACAGCACCTTTATCTAAAGGAACATTAAACGTATCTTTCAAATACTGTGGGAAAGTATCACTTACTGTATCAGATACATGATCATATAATTTTATAGCACTATCCATATTCAATTCTTCGCCCTCTGGCAAGGCCGGAACAGCACTAAAGTAAACTGAGTCTGTATCACCATACACAATACAGTCTCCCTCATAATTGTATTCACCTGTCAGCATACGATTTGTTTCTGCCGCCATGTGTTGTGTAATGCTTCTACCTGTTAGAGTAGTAGATTGTCCTATACGTTTATCATAGAATCTACAACCTGGATTAAGTATGGCACCATATAAACTGTTAAGAATAATCTTTTTAACTAACTGCCTTTTATCATAAAAGGCCTTCTCAGCATCTGTAGTTGCTTCTTTCTTTTGCTTTTGCATTTCCTGTCTTTCTGCATACCAACGTTCTAATAGTCCAGGAACAACGCCCTGTACATCAGTTTTAAAAATAGTACCGTTAGCACTTATATTCCAGGGTTGCCCACTATTAAAAACTAGATTATATACGTCTGCACCTGTAACTTCATGTGTTGAACCATCTTCCATATCTAATGTCATTACATGATTAACATCTTTATCATTTACAAATACAAATTCATTTGTAGCAAATTTACCATGCCAAGCATCTGCAAAACTTCTTTTTTCTAACTTCTGTGCATTTGCTATTTCTTCTTCTGTATAGTCTAAACGTACCTGCCCAACAATAGTTTCAGGAGCCATGTTTAATGCTCTAAACACACTAGGATATAGACTGTTTAAGTCCATGCTACCTACCCATTCATGATATCCTTTCTTAGGAGTTGCCACAAAGGCACCTGCGGCTGTATCACGTTCACGTTCACCTTTAGGCTTATCAGGCACAACCATATTACGTCTATGTGCTTCATTAATAATTGCTTGTTCTGTTGTTGCTACCGCACCCATAGTTACAGGCAATAGAACTGTATTTTCATGTGCAATAATATTAGCCAAGTCTATGAACTGTAACTTCTTATCCATCTTATCTAACAGCATAACGTCTTGTATATTATATTCTAAAAACTTTAAGAAGTCATGATTATAAAGTCTATCTAAACTTCCTTCATATACAACTTTCTTTTCACCTACTTCCATTTCACCAATGTAGTCTAATCTATAACTATGCCTTTCTTCATAATTGTATTTTCTATATAGTTCTAAATAGTCTAAGTGTACACGGCCTACTAAGTCAAAACTTTGTGTTTCTTTACCATATTGCACAAACTTTCTTTCTTTAGGAAGTTTCTTTAGTAAGCACATACGTCTTGTTTCTGATTTGCCTAGTGTTCTCGTAATACGATTCATTACATAAGGAATATCATAAGACTCACTATTCCAACCACTTAGAACATCTGCATCTTCTATAATATCTAAAAACACATCTAACATTTCTTTTTCTGTTCTAAATAATTTTACTTCATTTAAAGGACTTGCTACTTCATGTGCCTGTTCCCAGGATAAAGTTTTAGGAGGCACAGCCAAACATATCATTGCGTCCATCCATTGTAGATATACACCAATAGATGTAATAGGGGAGAAAGCATCTTCAGGAGTACTATATCCACGTTGTGGATCAAAGTCTACCTCAATATCAAAGAATGCTGTTTGTAATTTAGGGGGTTCTATATTTAAGTAATCTCTTTCTAATACCTTTTGTACAGGGCGAATATCACTTTCATATAATCCATTGTGTTTGCAAATGCCTAGATTCTTTTTAAAGTCTTTTAAACTATTACATTTAACTTCTGTAACAGGCTCACCAAATATACTTCTGTGATCGCCATTAGGATCACCGTAATAAAAATTGTGTTCTGGTTTTACTTCTTTAACAATACGTTTACCATCAACACGTTCTATGACAGTAACAATATCTTTACCTTGTTCATAATATGCGTCTACATAACTCATAGAAAACTTACCTTTATCATATTGCTATTATACAGCATTATGACTTACTTGTCAATTGGTTTATAGTGTTTTGCCTACAGATTCCAAAATAGTTTCTAGTTCATCAAACTTATCAAACTCGTCTTGGAATTTAGCCTTGTGAGCTATTTTGACTGCTTTCATTAATACTGCTGGTTTTAAATCCATTTCCTCTGCTATTGCTTTAACAGTTTCTCTTAAACCTGTATTAAGTGCGTCTACTTCATAAAGGACTTGATCGCCCTCTGTAATTAATTTTTTTAGTCTTGCTATTTCTTCTTGATTAAAAGTTTTATTAAATGCCATTCTTTCTACCTCGGATCTATGTTTATATTTACATCTAGTTCTTGTATTATAACAGGATTCTTGGTATTGTCAAGATCTATTTCAAATGTAAATACAGATTTAAATCCAGGAAAGTTTTCGAATGAAATTGCTTCTAAAATTTCTCTATTGGTAATTCTATTGCCTTTGGAATCGAAGGCTTGGAACTGGTCTCCAGTGTGATGAACTTCAACTAACATTATACTTCTACAGATGCTTCAAATGTAAATTGTATATCATCAAATTCTTTAAAAAGTTCTTCTGATATTTCATCGCCTTCTTCTGAACCTATTGCTTCTTCTAAAACGATTTCGTATATCCACATATCACCGTCGTCATCACCACTAGTATATGCCATAACTTCTAT